ACCGACCGCATCACAAGGGAAATTATTTACGGAGGAGGTGCGGGAGGCGCAAAGTCTTTTCTCGGTTGTGCTTGGTTAATCATAATGTGCAATCAGTATCCGGGAACAAGATGGTTGATGGGTAGAAAAAAATTAAAGAGATTGAAGGAAACGACATTGAAAACATTTTTCGAGGTCTGTAAGAAGTGGGGATATAAGCAAGGAGTTCATTATACTTATTATACCGATAGTCATATTCTTTGGAGTAATGGCTCGGAGATTGTCTTGAAAGATTTGGCTCATCAGCCATCGGACCCGAACTATGATGATTTAGGTTCTCTCGAATTAACAGGAGGGTTCATCGATGAGGTTAATCAGATAACATTCAAGGCGTGGCAGATTGTTCTCTCTCGTATTCGTTTCAAATTGGATGAGTATGATTTAATCCCGAAGTTATTAGGGACATGTAATCCGTCAAAGGGTTGGGTCTATACTTATTTTTATAAACCATTCAAAGAGGCGATATTGGAAGTCGGAAAAGCATTCATTCGCGCTTTGGCTAAGGATAACCCATTCATATCAAAGCATTATATTGTTCTTCTCGAAAGCATTAAGGATAAGGCGACCCGGGAAAGATTGCTCAATGGTAATTGGGAATATGATGATGACCCTTCTTGTTTATTTGCTCTCGATGTCATTCAGGATTTATTCACTAATGAACCGAAGGAAAATAAAGAGAGATATATCACGGGAGATGTGTCGAGAAAAGGCAGAGATAAAATGCCTCTCGGTTATTGGGAGGGTTTATTGTTAAAAGAAGTTATCTCGATACCTGATGAGATTAGAAGGGACACGACAAAGAGTGCGGCGTTTATTATCAAGTATGCTCAAAAGAAGAATGTTCGTAGGCATAACATCATTCTCGATGAGGATGGTGTCGGCGGTGGAGTGGTGGACCAAGTTAAAGGATGTATCGGGTTTATCAATGGTTCGGCGCCGGTCTTAACGAAACAGGAAAAGAGGAAAAAGGCGAAGGGAGAATATTTTGTTAATTATGGAAACCTTAAAACTCAATGCTATTTCAAATTAGAAGAACTTGCTGAGGCAGGAGAAGTCGGCATCAAAGAGAATGCTTTCTCTAACCTTCAAGATAAGGATGATTTCATCGAGGAGATGGGTCAGATTAAGCAGAGGGATGCAGATAAGGATGGTCGAGTTTTCTTGATTGATAAGTCGGTCATAAAAGAAAACATCGGACGATCGCCTGATTTCGCTGATATGGTTATGATGAGGATGTATTACATCGTAAAGAAGAAGGTCAGGATTGACATCATAGATATTGAATAGTTGTTGCTGGTTATTAAAAATTGTGCTATAATTTAGATATAAAATTTATTGAACCATATGGGACTATTCAAAAATATTGTCAGCTATATTTCGAGAAAGAGTGTGCCATTCTCTTTCTTTCACACATCGGGAATAATGTCGAGTATCGTCACGAGAAATGATGCCCTTGATTTCTATAAGTCTTGGGTTTATGCGTGCGTGACAAAAAGGTCTTTGGCTATTGCTCAGATTGAACCCCATCTCTATCAAATGAAAAGCGATAAGGTCATCGAGGTTATGGAACACCCTATCCTCGATTTGTTGTATAAAGTTAATCCTGAGATGACTAAGTTTGATTTTATGCAGTTATCTTGTATCTATCGGGATTTACTTGGGGCATCCCCTTGGATATTAGAGGGGGGAGATAGTCGAGGAATGAACCCGACAATGATGTTTATTGCTCGCCCTGAGTTCTTTCGTGCTGAGAAGGATAAGGATGGGAGAACAATCAAATATGTTTATGAAATTGGAGATTATAAAAGAGAGTTCTCTCCGGAGAATGTCATCTTTTTGAAAAACTATAATCCGAAAAACCCTGAGAAGGGGATGGGTATTTTAGAGGCTGTCAGAATAACCGCAGAAAACGATGACTATATTGCTCAAACAAATAATAACCTCTTAACCAATGGGGCAGTTCCCGGTGGTTATATTGAAACTGAGGATGAGTTAGATGCTAAGGAGGTCAAGAGATTAGAAAAGAAGGCAAGAGCAAAGTTTGCCGGATTTCAAAATGCTTATAAGGTTCAGGTTCTTCAAGGTGGCGCGAAATTTAAGGCGAACATCATTCCTCCTCGTGAAATGGAATTCATTGAAGGAAGGAAATTAAATCGTGATGAGATTGCCGCTATCTTTGGAGTGCCAAAATCTTTATTGACCTTCGATGATGTTAATCTCGCATCCGCTAAGACAGGAGAATATCAATTCGCTAAATATACAATCGAACCTTTGGCTCGTCAGATATTTGAGCAGTTGAATGAATTCTTTGTCACGAAGTTTGATGGTGGAGAGGATTTATGGTTAGATTTCGAACCTCTCGCAAAAGAAGATGATGAGGTTGTTATCAGGGAGAAGGAGGCGAGTTGCAATAAGTGGAGAACAATTAATGAAATTCGTGAAGAAGAAGGAAAGGATGCTCTCGATGGTGGAGAATATATTTATTTGCCTTTATCATCGATGCCTATGGTCGGGGGAAACACTAAGGATGCATTAAAGTCCGGGAATGTTTTGAAGATTGGTAGTAGCAGAAAGTTAGAGGGCAGAGTTTCATTAAAGAAAGAAATCTATATCAAGAAACGAATTCTAAATCGTAATTTAAGGATGAAGAAGATTGCTCGTTCTGCTTATGAGGCAGTTTCGAAGAAACTCGATGAGAGATTAAATGGAAAAAAGGTTTTGTCTTTCAGAATAGTTGAGAAGAAGGCTGATGCCAAACAAGAAAAAAAAAACTAAATTTGTCGGATGAACAGATTAATGCTTTCTATAAGAGCCGAATGAGTGAGGAGGCTAAATTAGAAAAGTTATGGATGACTAAGTTCAAGGAATATTTCAAAGACCAAGAAAAAAGGTTCATCGAAAAGTTAGAGAAGGCGAAGAAGGGTGTTGCTGAAACAATGGGGATTGATAGGAGTGAAGAACTTCAATCAGTCATCACAATCATTGACCCGTTGATGTATGAAACAGCGATGCTCGGAGTTAAACAGGCAAGTAAGTTAATTGACCAGCCGATCGTTGCAGATTTAGATTTCCTTAGACAATGGCTTGATAAGGTTTCTCTCGAAATCGGGGAAACTATAACCGACACGACAATCAATGCGTTCGATGACACTTTGAGAGAAGGTATAAACAAGGGAGAAGGAATTGCGGAATTAACAAAGAGAGTGCAAGAGATATTCACTTTTGCGAATAAAACGAGAGCAGAGTTAATCGCCCGGACCGAAACAGCAAGAGGAATAACTGAGGCTCATCGCCAAACCTATGCACGATATGGATTTTATGAAGTGAAATGGTTGTTAGCCCCTGGCTCTTGTGAAACCTGCATTGATTTAAGCCATCTCAAATGGAATATAAACACAATCGAAAGTCAGATACCGGTTCATCCGAATTGCAAATGCGATTTTACACCAATCGTGATGACCGATGAAGAATAAAATATGTCGAAATCAATATCAGAAATTAAAAAGAAACGGGGGGAGAAAAAGGGTGGCAAAAAGCATTGTCGCAAATAAGTATTTGTGCTATAATAAAAATATATAAATTTTTCAAAAAAATATGCCTGAAAATAAACCCGAGAAAGCAATGGTCATTCGTCTGAATGTCCCAGCTAATCTCACAAAGTTCAAAATATTAGAAGATAAAGCCGGAAAGGATGAAGGTATCATCGAGGCTTATGTTTCTATCTTCGGGAATATCGATTTGGTTGGCGACATAATCGAGAAAGGTGCTTTCGCAGAAAGTCTTGCAAAGAAACTTCCTAAGGGAGTTTGGTCGCATAATTGGGATATGCCAATCGCAAAGACTTTGGAGGCAAGAGAAGATGACAAGGGTCTTTATGTTAAGGGTCAATTCAATCTCGAAACTCAAAGAGGAAAAGAGGCTTATAGTGATTTGAAGTTCGGTTCGGTTGATGAGTTCTCTATCGGTTTCCGAGTTCTTGAATATAAATGGAGTGATGAAAACCCTGATGTTCGCATTATCACAAAAGCAAGATTGTTCGAATGGTCGCCTGTCTTGGCAGGCGCTAACCCTGACACAGAATTGATTAGCGTTAAATCTGCCGATGAGTTATTCGAGAAGTGTGATGATGTTTTGGAAAATAAAGAAATTCCCGCCGATCAGCCGGAGAATGTCGAAACCCCTGAAAATACTGAAACACCTGAGAATGTGGAAACACCTGAGGAGGAAGGAAAGAAAATCAATAAGGTTGCTATCATAACCGATAAGGGAATTGTTCGCATCACTTTCGTTGAGAAGGGGGAGGAGAAGGTTGAGGAATTCAAGATGACAGATAATTTTATTAATTATAAAAAAGAGCAGAAGGATGCTCGCAAACAAAAGGTCGATGATGGTGCTAAGCCGGGAGATACCACCCGGAAAATACTTCGCATCGTAAAAGCCGCCGAGAAAAATCTCAATGGGGCTAAAATC